GCGTGCTGTGTACGTCCGCCCGGCATGACACGCTCGCGGTATACGTTGAGCAACCGGGAGGGGTTGGCCGCAATATTGTCGCTGTCCTGCGCGGACTGTCCGACAAGCTCATAAGGCGGCATTTATTTGATATACCTGTAACGCCCACCCCGGCGCATCTGCGACGGCATACGCCGCAAGGCACTCGGCAGCGTCACATCTGGCGCGGTGGCATAATCCGCCTGAAGCGTTCGGAAGAAGTCATCAGCGTCAAAGCCAACGGGCGAGGAATAACTTGAAGAGAGACGGCCCGCCAAAACGAAAACCGTACCTTCCTCATATTCGGGATCAAGCGCAAAGGTGTCGCTGGCCGACTGTGTGGCGTGCGATACGTCAACACCGCGCAGCTTCCAGCCATGTAGCATCCGGTTGAACACATCAACACCGTTTGCAAGCTGTGTTGCGTCTAACGACTCGTCATCGGACGCCACGCGACACTCGCGAAACGCTGCAGTAACGATATCCTCAACCGTTGCCATCACTTACGCCTTCTTGACCTTAGCCGGGCTATCGCTCCAACCCTTCGGCAGATTGCCTTCGAATATCTTGGCTTCAATCTCGCCGTCATCACCCCGGCGGTAGCCCCATTTTTTTGCGTCGCTCATACGAACCCCCAAAAGTAAGAAGGCGGGGCCGTGAAGCCCCGCCCAGTTTCGTTAGCCCCAGAGGCGTACGGCAAGATCCGGGTAGATGGCCTTCACACCGTAAAGGATATCCAGCCGGATGATGTCTTCGTCCGAGTCGATGTCGTAATCCTTGACGACACGCACGGAGAGACCGTTATGACTCTCACGCGCCTTGAAGGCCGCGCCATCCGGCATATCAAGCGGCACTGTCACCAGAGCAAAGGCGTTCTTGTGGAAGCCCAAGTTCTGAGGGTAGGCAGTCGCCTCCGAACCAAGCACAGTAATCACCGCGTTGTCCGCAGGAGCGGCATTGACAGTCTGGTGCGCTCCAGATGTGATGATCGCCGGGGAGATGGTCAGAGTCGCCGCGCCCGCGCCGCTGGATGTCGCATCAGAAACAACAGTGAACTGTTGCAGATACGGCATTACAGTCTTGCCGGTCGTGCCCTCGCCCGGAACCGGGTTGACGGCATAAACGCCCGCCAAGGTGAACACGTCGCCCGCCTTCAGCACAAGCGTGCTGTTTGCCCAACCATCGGTCACAAGGGACTGAGTGTTAGCGCCTGTCGCATTGGCGTAGGTGACGTTTTGATCTGCGCCGTTCACAAGGCCGGTCGAGCCAGTCGCGTGCGTGCCTGTCGTGTGGTTCTGAACGTTCTGAGTGCCAAAGAGGTTGAACTTAGCCAAGCGGCCAACTTTCGATTCCTCATAAGCAGTCTTCTTCACGTCGCCAACCGCTTCCAGCGTCATCTGGTTGCCCGCAACCGCAAACGCAGCCGCGTCATTGGCAATCATGCAACGCATATCCGCAGGCACGGCCATTTCAGACATACGCTGCGCCGCATCCGCGAAGTTGGAGTACGTCGAAGGTGTCGTGCCGGGGGTGCCGACCGAGTTCCAGACATTTGTGTAAAGCCCATGCAGGGACCGATCCACTGTGTTCGCCAAGGTCGTCATTGCGGGCTTGATGTACCGCTCCGAATATGCCTCAACGGACAACGTGAGGTCCTGCGTGGAGAACTTCCAGGAGACGTGCTTGCGCTTGTCCACCGAAATGCTGGTGTTCTTTTCTTCAACGTCCTGATTCTGGCGCGTGGCACCGTCAGCAGTGTAGAATTTCACCGGCTTACGGATGTCCACGGACGAACCTTGGCCGCCGTTGAATTCCTTCTTGTATTCGCGGTGAACTTCGTTCCCCATAACGAGGTTGTTTTCCAACTGCATCAGCGCTTCTTTCGCGATGAGTGTCGGGGTGATGAGCGTATTAGCCATTGCTCAGTTCCTTAGATTTTGCCCGCCGCTCGCGCCGCGCGATACTCGTCGTTGGTCATCGTCTCAACTTTGACAGATGCCGCAGCCTTGGGTCGCACGGGCGTGATAGGATCGGGCGCTTCACTGATAACGCGGGGTTGGGGCGACGTCATTGTTGCCTCAATCCGGCCTATTTCACGGGCCATTTCCACGTCGCTTAGTTGCGAGATCTGGGTGAGTGTCGGGCGGTCTGCCGCCAAGGTGTAAGCGAGGTCTGCCGCGTTGTCTGAGCGTGCGATAAGATCACCTAGCCGCTCATCAATCGGGGCAGAAAAAACGACGGCCTCGAAATCAGAATAGCGCGCCTTGGCTTCATTCACTGATGAAGCCCAATCTTGCGCAAGTTCCTGCTTTTCCCGCTGCTCAAGGCTAGAAAGCCGCTGCTGGGCGGCGTCCTGCTCGGCCTTGATCGTCGTTGTTTCGCGGGCGTCCATCGTTTGGGCAGCATGGTAAGCACCAGCCGCCACGAGATATTCGTTATAGTCCGCAAAATCGCCTTCTTTTGGTGGCTGCGCCGCATCCGCTGCGGCAACAATCCGCGCCTCTCTCTCCCGCGCTCGCGAAAGTTCTTCTTCGGCTGCCTGCTTTTCGCCCCGTAATGTTTCCATCTGGGCTTTGCGACGCTCGCGCCGTCTTGCAGATTCCGACTTCTCCGGCGGATCGGGCGTTTCGCCTTCACTTTCGGCGGGCGGGGCTTCAACCTGCCCTTCTGTGCTTTCCGCCGCTTCCGGCGTCTCAGTCTCCTGAGATTGCACGACATCTTGCGCTGCCTCACTCGGGGCGGCGTTCTGCTCGTCGTTCATAGCTTAACCTTATATTTGAGGTTGGAATGCGCCCTGTAGCGCCCGCATCACTGCCGCGTTAACTTGCTGTGCAATGATTGCGTCGAGTTGGCCGCCCTTGATGGCAAGCTCCAATGCCTTTTCTTGCACGTCGAGTTGTGCGCCCTGAGCATCGGCCTGCGCCTCCTGGGCCTCGGCCTGTTCCTTCATCATGCCTGTTTGCATGATTTGACGTTCAATCTCCGCTTGCTGCTGCTGCTGTGCCTCTGCAGCCTTCATCCGCTGTTGGAATTCCTGCTGCTCCTGCGGTGACATGTTCTCAGGATCGATCACGCCCGGCGGCAGCATCTTTCGCAGACGCCGGGCCAGCTTGTCGGCGCCCTTCCAATCCATATTTTCTGCAATCAAGTCCCCAGCGACGCTTGCAACGCCCGGAACTGCGCCAACGAACTGCATCAGGCTTTCGGCTGTCTCCTGCCGCAGCGTCGTGTAGGACGGGCCGACAGTGACCTTGACGCCATAAGACCCCTTTTTAAGCGGATTGATAAGATGGACGCCGTCAAGGCTGCGCTTAACGCCATTGACTTCCACCATCCGCTCGCCGCCGTCCTCGCTGACAGTCCGGACCTTCCGGTGCGTGTCGTAAACGCGGGGGATCATGCCCACGAGAATGCGGCCTGTGTGTTCAATCGACGCCGCGAGGTTGTCCGAATAAATCGAGTTGGCAATATCGCCTTCCATTTGACGTTGCCGGATGGCTACACCGCTCTTCTCATTGCCCGAATTGCCCAAGCCAGCATCATAGATGCCGGTTGTTGCCTTCATGTCTTCAGAGGCCGACATGACCTCCTGCATCATGCCTGCACTGGGCACAGGCGGTGCTGCCCGCTGTGGCGGCCCCGGTGCTTTTGGGTCCGCATTGTATGGAAGGTAGGCCGCGTTGCTGTCGTTGGCCGCGTCCCAGAGGGCCTCCACCCCCTCGATCTGCTTGGCCGTCACAAGGAAGGGAGCCTTTGGCTGCAGAGCGACCATTTCCGTCTGCGCCGAACGCCAGTAGTTATAGAGCCGCTGCGGATCCTTAGCATGTCGGATCACGCTTGACCGCACAACCTCATCACCAACGTGCAATTCCTCCCCGACAACGGCAACAATCGGGATATACTCGCACGGGAACTCCGTTGGCCCCTCAAGGACTTCTGCGCCGCTGATTTTGGCCCACATGACCTTATGGTCATCGACTTCGCGCTTGCGCACTATGTCATGCGCCGCCGTTGGGTCTTTAACAACCTCGCCGCTCGCAAGCTGGCCAATTGTATACTTGAACGGCTCCTTCCAGAAGTATTCCGCAACAATAATGTCGCCCTTGTTGCGCCAGTGCTCGAGATTGTCGGTCTCGTCATCAGCATCAACCGGGCTGGTTGTCTTGCCGGGGTGCTGCTGACGGAAATCGTCCAAGCTCATTTGCTCAGTGATGAACCCCCATCCCGCGTCTGACCGCGTGCTTTCCCGTGCCGCTGGGTCAAGATACACCGAAAACGGGTTGTGAATGCGCTCAAGCAATATCCGCTTGTTGAAGCTCTCTTTGCTTTCATAATCGGTCCGAATGCGCCAGTAGCCCATCCCACACTGTGCGGCGCCTTCCGCAGCGCCCTCGTAAATCTTGGTTGCAGAGCAACGATATTCAACATCGCGAATGATGCCTTCGTACACCGTCGCGACGTCCTCTGTCGCGCCCTCATCGCCCGCCATAACCTTGATCGCCGGATTCATCCTGCGCAAATCGCCAGTCACCTGTCGCGAAAACTGAGGCAGGCGGTTGATCGTCACTACAACGCGGTTGTCGCTTTCCCGCTCATCCTTCAACTCCTGCGGCCATTGACGACCGGCTAGGCTCTCAAGGTCGTCAAGCGCGTCATCCCGGTTGTCCCGGTCCGCGTCTATCGACTCCGCGAGCCGCGTGCGGGCGGTTTTGAGAATTGCTCTTTCGTTCACCGCCCCATCCATCCTTTAGCCCTCCTGCGGCGGTGAAACTTGCTCGCGTCCGGCGGCGTTTCTATTAAGTCTTCGAAAAGTTCCGTGAAGCCCCAAACAAGCGCGTCAACGCGGTCCGGGGAGCCGTCCCCCTCAAACCCGTTGCTTGTCATCTGGGTCATCTGGTTCTCTAGCTCTGCGAATTGCCCTATGTGCCGGATCCTGCCCTGCTCATAAAGCGATGAAATCGGTGCGGCCCTGACGTGCTTGCCCTTTGTGGCGCGCACCTCGATAATCTCCGCGTTTGCGTCCAGACTGCGAATGGTGTTCGCCACCAGCGCGCCACCCTGATTGACCTCAACCACAATCGCCTCTGCGTCATGCGCTTTCTGCATTTGCAACGCCCTGCGCGCCCACTCGTTCGGGGATCCGATTGCGCTTGCATCCTCCAGCAAATAGCCATCCTGTCCTGCCCTACCGACAACGCAGACACCGTTTTCGTTCGGCTCGTCTTGCGCGACACGATTGTTCGGGTCACTAGCCGCCGGATCGACGGCCACTAAAACACGGTCCATTTCCGGCGGATCTGTTATCCTGTATGTGTCAAGAACGCCTTGCGTCCAAAGCGCGCCGGGAAGGTCTCCCAGCAATTCCGCCGCCAATTCCTGCCGCCCTAACCGCGTCCCTGCGTAGCGGGCTTGGATACGGTCCAAGAACCGGCCAGCGAGGTTTGACCTGTTGTCAAAGGTATGGCCACGCGTTACGTGAACTTTGCCCTCCTGCCCTCCCAGGAGGTCTTTAATGAGCTGGATTGGCCTTGGCGTTGTTGTGATGACTTGCCGGGGATGATCCCCGAGCCGCAAGCCGAATTGAAACTGGTCAAAAGTCTCGCGGGCGTACCGCCACTTTGCTATCTCATCCAGCCACCCAGCGTCATGCTGTGGGCCGCGAAGCTGGTCAGGCTCTGTCGCGTTGTAGGTGAAGGCGACAGCCCCGTTGTGGAAAGTCACCCGCCGATTTGATTTTTGGTATTCAGGCGTCTGGCCCGGCGGGAAAATCCGCAAAAGCTCCGCAACCATAACGTCGCGCGCGTCTGCTGCCGTCTCTGCGATGAGGGCAATTCGCCCCGCCTCGTTGTTATCGACAATCTGTCGTACCCATTCTGCCCCCGTCCTTGTCTTCCCAAAACCCCTGCCCGCAAGCAGAAGCCATATATCCCAATCACCGGCGGGGGATAGCTGCTCTGGACGGGCCAAAAACCGCCAGTCGTGCATAAGGTCAGCCCTGCCCGCGTCCGTCAGTCGTGACAGGATCGCGCGCTGATCGTCCGGCGGCAGACTAGCCAGCGTCTCTATTGCGCTCTGCAATGGCCGCTAGGTGGCCAAGAACGGCCTCAATGTCCGCGTTGCTTGACTTCACATGAACGGGGTTGTCTTCGTCCCCGGTGAGTTGAACGCTTGATAGATCCGGCAACGACTTCCGCAGCAGAATCTCAATCGCCTTGAGACGATGCCCATCAATCTCGATAGGATCGCCAGTTTTTCCGTCTGCTTGGTTTAACGCAAAGCCCTGCAAGCGATTTACAAGCTGACTTGTCTTGATCGCCTCGCGCGTCCTGCGCTGTCTTGGGTCGTCTGGTTTGGTTGTGTTTTTCTTTGGGGCTGCCATTGTTCACACGTGCGCCTCACACCGGGGCGCATCCCTGTTAACTTACGTCGATTGCCTGCACCGCGAGATTATCGTCAAGCTCGCTTACTTCGAAGTCAGCGGTTTGGCCCGAAGCGATGTGCAGGCCGGTGCCTACCGCTACTGTACGCCCACCAAAGCGAACCCACATATCCTCGCTCGCCTGCATCCGGACGACTTGGCCCTTCTGCGGGACAAGACCCGTGATGGCCGCGGCGCTGGTCGATGTTGTGTGATTGTTACTCGCATGGTCGCGCGTGCCGGGCACGTTCCGGTTTTCATCGCGCGAGTATGGTAGCACAGTCCAGTTCAGAGTGCCCATGTTCGCCCTCACTGCTTGTTGATGATGTCTCTGAAATTGCAGTAGCACCGGGCGATGCGCGATCCCCAGTGACACCGACATGACCGCCGCTCGTTCGGGCTGGTGCATGTAACGGGGCAAACATACCATATCTGGTGTTGTAGTCAACCTGCGCGAACATCCAGAGGGTCAACCTCCAACGTGACC